CAGTTGAAGTTGCCTTGGCAGATGGAACTCAATTGGTGGGTGCTATCTTTACTGATGGTCTTGCATCTCCAGAGATTGAAAACAACTCGGGAGACCTCATATACATAGAGAACAGAAGACTAATCACCAGAGCAGCTGACCAAATTGAGGATATCAAGTTAGTCATCGAATTCTGATTATAAACGAAAACAAGACGGTAGTTTAATACAATGCCACAGAAGACTAATCTTAAAGCCGCACCATATTTTGACGACTACGATTCTGGGAACGACTTCTATAAGGTATTATTCAGACCTTCCTATCCTGTTCAAGGGAGGGAGCTGAATACTACCCAGTCGATCCTACAGAATCAGATTGAAAGTTATGGTAAATATTCTTTTAAACAGGGCGATTTAGTTGTCCCTGGTGAAGTTGGTCTGAATAAAAAACTTGACTTTGTAAAACTATCGTCTGTTTCTGAAGTCGCTGTAAGTGTAGATGATGAAATCATTTACCAAAAATATGATATCAATAATCTAATTGGTCAAAAGATCAATGGATTATCTTCTGGTGTTGTTGCTCTTGTACAATCTATTGTAAGTGCAACCGATAATAATGCCGATACTCTTTACGTAAAATATTTAAATGCTGGTGATGGAGGAAACGAAGAAAGGTTCCGTCAAGGAGAAACACTCGAAGTTGTCGATGGCATTAACAGCCCTCTTCTTGTTGTTGGTACTGACGGGTCTGTTCTACCTACTAGTGTTGCAGTAACTGACCCAGACACACAAGTTACTACATTTGTAGAAAGTGGTGCCATGGGATTTGCTTCTGCTGTGCAAGTAGAAGAAGGCGTATATTTTGTTAATGGATATTTTGTAAGAAATTCTGCTGATTTAATTGTTGTTGATGGTTATAGTGACAATCCTTCTGTAAAAGTTGGTTTTAAGGTTACAGAAACTCTAGTAACTCCAGAAGAAGATCCCACACTATATGATAATGCATTTGGATCTTCCAACTATGCTGCTCCTGGAGCACATCGTCTAAAAATTAGTTTAGGTCTAGTACGATATTCTTTTGAAGAAACTACAGACAAGAATTTTATTCAACTTCTTTCTATTAAGAATGGAGTTATCCAAAAGCAGGTAAGACAAGCTGCATATAATACGCTTGAGAATACTCTTGCTAGAAGAACTTATGACGAGTCTGGTGACTATGTTGTAGATTCGTTTGACTTTGATATCAGAGAGTTTTATCAAAGACCAGGTAATCGCGGTGTATATGCACCAGGTGTCAATGGACTTATTGGTCCTAACGGATTGAGTGCTTCTGAAGCAGCGGATACGATGGTTGCCACCATCGGACCTGGTAAAGCATATGTTCGTGGTTTTGAAATTGTCAACAAAGAAACAAAGTATATTGACGTTGATAAAGCGAGGGATACGCTTTCTAGAGACAATGTAACAATCAAGTCGAACGGTCTCGCATCGTTTACTATTACCAATGTATTCAACACTCTTCCTCTTAATGCCGAAGGTGCTGATCTAACTGCATATCCAACTATCTTCCTAAACTCCACATATAATGATGGAGTCAATGGTAGTAATGATCTAGAGTCTTCTACTAACTACATCCAAACTATCCAAAGAAGAGGTCTTGGATACGGAAAAGATGATGCTATCAAGACTATCTACTTACAAGCAGCAATTGATTTAGGTCTTATCAATGAGTCGAGTATTGAACCAAATACTCCTTCCGATAAGGCAGATATCAAAACTCTCTATTTTGTTTCTTCCAGAACTTCTAGTAATGGTGTAGCATCTACCGAATCCGTAAAAGTTCTTTCTTTTGCAAAAGTAACCAGACCAGAAGTTGGAGATGTTAACGCACAGTATTTGCAATTAACTGTTCTTGGTAGAAAAGATTTTCTAGATAATCTCTTCCTTGAGTATGATGATAATGTAACCACAAAAAGAAGATTCCTTTATAAGTCTTTAGCAGAAGTTCAGCAAGAGATCAATGATGTGGGATACATTGTTGACTATAGCAATACTATTGTACCTTTGGTTGGTATAGCAAAACCAAAAGATGTCAGCCTAGTTGGCAGACCTGATGGATTTAATGCAGACACCGATATTGTTATTTCTCGCGGTAAACTTGCTGATGGAACAGCAATTTACAATGGTAAATTTAATCTATCCTATTTCAATCCAGTATTCTTTACTCGTTTGCTTGTAGATTCTACTATTAGCAACGGATTTGCACCTGGTAAATATATCACAGGTTCCACCAGCGGTGCCTATGGGGTTGTAGAAGGCAATGCAAATGGATTCTTGTCTCTTGGTAAGAGTCTTTACGTTAAGACTCTGTACGGGACCTTCTTGCCTGGTGAGACAATTACAAGTGAAGAGGGAGATCTCCTACGTATTGCAGGTGAAAATACTATTTCTCACTTTGTTGTTTCTAAACAAGGAACTGGATATACTGCTGGTTCTAGAGTTTCTATCAATGGCACTCGCTTTGAGCTTAAAGATGTCAATGTAGGCATCAACGGAGGAACACTTTACAAGATCGAAATTTTAAATAGAGATGTTTTGCAGACAGAATATTCTGCACCTCCAACTATTGACATTGAAGGAACTAGTACGATTGTCACTAATGTTATTCCTGTTCTATTCAAGAACACTGTTCTGACTTATACAGCACAGAATGTTAAGTCTCTATATTCAGAGTTTGGATCTTCCAGTAAGTTCTCTGCTGATATCGAAACTCAAGATACAGAATTCTCCGAAACAAAAGCGGTAACCCAATACACATTTAGTGGAACTAAAGGTTACAAATATATTGAGTGCAATGGATTTGGTGCAGATGCATCACTCATGCTCGTCCAAGGTGACGTTATTCAATTTAATGATGATACTGGTAGACTAAACAAATTTGTTGTAGATCTAGTAACTATTCCAAAAGGAACTGATAAGTCCAGAATTTATTTCAACAGTGCCCTGCCTGATGCAGTAACATCAGTAGCTGTTGTTAGATTGCGTCCTATTATTACAAATGGAACCACATCTACACTTCTGTTCCCAACTGGTAGTAAAGAAGTTGGTAGTCTTGTCAAGTCCACAGAAGACACCAAGATTAGTTATTACATCAGAAGAGATTTTGTAACTACTGGTAGTGACAATGGTGGCAACATTACATTTGCTGCTCAATTAGATTTTGGTACACAGAGATTTGTTCCTTTCACAGAAAAAGATTTCCTAATCACTGTTCTAGACAAGGGTGGTTCTGATCTGGTTGAAACTGGTGATGTTGTTTATGTGTCTCCAGATTTTGTCAGCATCCTTAATACTACTGACGCCACATCTGGTCTATCTTCTGGTAGTATCACACTTACCTTCCCTGGTAACTATTTTGGTAATAATGTAACTAACTTCCCCAAATTGAAGTTGACTGCTACCATTGAAGTTTCTAAAGGTAGACCCAAGCTCAAGACAGCAGTTAAAAACAAGAGAATTGTCATCACCTCTGCTGGCGATCAGGTATTGCCTCTACGTGGTCTCGATTACGATAGTGACAGCAGTGAAATTCTATCTTACTCTGATGTATTTAAAGTAAGATACATTTACGAAGGGTCCACATCTGCTCCTCCAACAGTTGACGTTAATGGTAATCTGGTTGTTGGTACTGATCTAACTGATAGATTTACTTTTGATGATGGACAAAGAGATACATTCTATGATGTGTCTAGAATCGTACTAAAGCCTGGTTTTACTCCACCTGCAGGACAAGTAGTTGTAGCATTTGATTACTTCGAGCATTCTCAAGGTGACTTCTATACAGTTGACTCATATATTCATGAGGCAGGTGTTGTAGCAGATGAGATCCCTGATTTCAACTCTGTTGTACATGGTAACTTGAGTTTGAAGAACGTCATTGACTTCAGACCGAAGGTAGACTCTACTGCTATTATTACTGGATTCCAAGATACTTCACTACTCTCACAAGTAGAATACATCAACTTTATTGGTGCAGGTGGTTCTGTATCCAGTACACCATCTTCTGCTAGATCTCTACCATATACTATTTCCTTTACTGAATCACAGTATCTGGATAGAATTGATGGTGTTTTCTTGAATAAGAAGGGTGAGTTTATTATCAAGCAAGGTAATTCATCACTCAATCCAAGCAAGCCAGAAATCATTGAGGATGGTATTCCTCTCTATTACATTTTCATTCCTGCTTTCACCAAGTCAAGTAAGGATGTAAGAATCACTCCTGTTGACAACCGTCGTTTCACGATGCGTGACATCGGTAAACTAGAGAAGCGTATTGAGCGTCTTGAATATTACACCACGTTGAGTATTCTTGAGCAGCAAGCACTTAACATGCAAGTTAAAGATACTCTAGGTATTGATAAGACCAAGAGTGGATTCCTAGTTGATAACTACGAGACTCATACTGTAGGTAATGTTAAATCTATTGATTATCTGTGTTCTATCGATGCACAACAATCTGTATTGAGACCACAGTCCAAAGAGGATAATTTTACACTGAAGGAAGTTAATACAAGATCAGATCAAAGAAGAATTGCTGGGTATGCTAATTCTAATGGTGTTATAACACTACCATTCTCTAATGTTTCTTATGCGAATAATGATTTTGCTACAAAAACTTTAAATCCAAACCCATTTGTTGTCCTACAATATGTTGGTGATGCTGCAGTTCATCCTAATGTTGATCAGTGGTACAATGACACTGTGGCACCTTTAGTTACAGATAACAATACTAATTTGTTCTCCGTATTCCTTGGTAAGCAAGATGTTCGTGTTGCATTCTCCAGTATCTATAACTCGTTTATTATTAACTGGGTTGGTGTAGATAAGTCATTCTACAACCTGAAGAGTTTTGCCGAAAATAATACTAGAACTGCAGAGGCAACTGTACAGAGTGCGACTACATCAACTTCTTCTAATATCAGTCCGCAAAATAATGAGATTGCAAAGGGTGTAGGATACAAAACTATTAATGGTACTAATGTAGCAAATGCTCTTAAGTTCTTTGCTAGATCTATTCCAATCAAATTTATCATTAGAAGAATGAAGCCAAAGACACAGTTGAGTGTCTTTATGGAGAAGAGAAACATTGGTCGGTGGGTTAATCCAGACTCTAGATTTACAGGTATTGCAGGAAACTCTCCAACGGTATTCAGTAGCAATATTACTACCGATGAGTATGGTAATGCTAGTGGAATTATTCTAGTCCCATCAGGATATGCTCCAAAGGAAAATACTTCTTGGACAGGTGATATCAATACAGTGATTATGGATGATACTTCAGAAGAATTGTATTTCTCTACAGGTGCAAAAACAATTAGATTTACTTCTAGTTCTAGTGACTCTGATATCACTACTGTAGATTCTTTCGCAGAAGTTAAGTTCTATGCTACAGGTCTTCTACCAGAAGCACCTGCATCCATCATCTCTACAGCACCTGCTATTTTCAAAGCAAATGAGGGCGTTCAAACTATTGATAGCAATACAGAAAATAGTGCAAGACCAAATCCAATGGCACAAACTTTCTCTGTGGAAAACTTTGAAGGTGGTATGTTTACAACTGGTGTTGATCTATTCTTCAATAAGAAGAGTTCATCTATTCCTTTGAGAGTCTACGTCACTAATGTAGAGAGTGGCAAGCCTGGCAAGTATATTTTACCTGGAACTCAAACCACTCTATATCCTGATACTTTTATCAAGGTATATTCTTCTGGAAACATCACTATTAAAAAGGACGAGTCAATAACTGGTAGACAGAGCCTTGCATCTGGTCCTATTGCTAAAATTTTGGATAGAAATAACTTTGAAGTTGTTCCTTCTTCTAATGGCGATATCTTCCTCACTAATGAGCAAGTATATACATTTATATTGAGTAACCATAATGGTAGTTCTTTTATTGCTAATGAAGATCTGACCTTAAATTCTGTAACCACATACAACAATGCAAACAATGCTACTATTGGTTTAAAGATCGCAAAAGACTCTGGTCGTGTATCTAAACTCAATATTACCAATCTTGGGTCTGGTTATGAGAATGCAACTATTACTATAGAGAGTCCTCAACTACCTGGTGGTAGTAATGCTACTGGATCTGTTAAAGTCTCTGGCGGTCAAATCTTCTTTAGCGAAGTTGCGCTAGCAGGTAGAGGATATACTGAAGCACCATCTATTGTTATTAGAGGAACTGGTGCTGGAAACAACGGTGCTGTAATTGAATCAGAAATTGAAATTGATGAACCAGCAGTCAGAATGGGTATTGCCATTGATGAAGCAGGATCAATTCAATCTACAACTCCCACTAGATTCAACTTCGAGTATCCAGTATATCTACAAAACAATTCTGAATATGCACTCAACATTGAGTGTGACAGTATTGAATACGAACTATGGGCATCTAGACTAGGTGATACTGATATCTCTTCTGGTATCGTTGTTAACGCACAACCGTTACTTGGTTCTGTATTCAAATCACAAAACGTAGATAACTGGACTGAAGATCTATTTGAGGATATTAAGTTTACTCTTTACAGAGCAGAATTTGATAACTCCAGGTCTGGAGAAATTCTAATTAAAAACGAAGATCCTGGATACACAAAGCTAGAAAACAATCCAATGGAGACATATGCGCTTGCAAATAGCACAGCAACATCTAGTCTCTTTAAAAACAACAGTTCTGTTATTAAGGTATACCATAGAGATCATGGGTTTGAAACTGGTGGAGACTCCAAAGTATTCTTCAGAGGTCTAGAAGATTTTGCTGGATATGATTCCAACACGGTAGAATCATCTTTGTTCCAGGTATATAATGTTGGTATTGATTCTTATAACATCTATGGTCCTACTAGAGCATCAGACACTGGATTCTTTGGTGGTTCAACTGTACTAGCATCGTACAATAGAAAGTACGAGAAACTCTACGCACAGATTCCATACCTACAAGTTTCTGGTACAAAGATTGACAGCATGGTAAGAACTACTAATATTGTTCCTGTTGATAGTAATACTACTAATTTTACTTCTTATTCTATCTCTGACTTTGAAACTACCTTCTTGAACGAAGAGCAGTATTTCTTGAATCAAAAGGTTGTTGCTTCTACCATCAATGAAAGCTTGAATAATCTAGACACTTCTCTCGCATACAAACTTAAGTTGTCTTCAGAGCAGTCTTATCTATCACCTGTCATTGACTTGAGATCGGCTTCTGTCAAAACAATTACTAACAGAATTGAAAATGCAGTTGGTAGTGAAGACAGATATGGCAAGAGATATCAACAGATTCAACTCTTCCCTGTCTATAAATTTACTGTTAGTGGCAATGAGGACAATGGAACTGAAGTTCCTATTGTTATCAATCAAAATGTTACTGGTGTAACATCAGGAGCACAATCAGAAGTTCTTCGTGTCATTGGTAGTGATGTATACATAAAGATTAAGAACTCGGTAAACTTTGATATTGGCGAGCAATTGTTCTTTAGCACACAGTCTGCTGCTGGTGGAGATCTAGAAGGCATTACGGTTACTATTTCTAATGACGGTATCTTTGATCAGAATCCTAATTTTGTTGCTGGAACTACAGTAACTGCATTCAATCCTGCACAAAGAGTAGATAAGTATGAGAACAAGATCAGCGGTAAGGTAGTTGTTTGGGATAGCAAGACCAAAACTCTGACTCTTGAAAATGATAAGAATCCCATTAATAACAATTACACCAGTGAGATTACACTGGGTAGTGATTACGCAAGAAATAGCACCACAAGTGAGCAACTTGCTGATGTATTCAGAGTAGGAGATCTTATTGACTTTGATGGATCTTCGTTTGAAACTTCCAAGTATGCAGAGATTAGATCTATGACATACACAGTAGGTGTTGATTATGTTAATGAATCTGGATCTGTAAATACTTCTGGTGTTGCCAAGTATGTTACTAGAGAAATTGTTCTAAACGCTCCTGCTTCTGGAATCAATGTTAATCTCACGGTTAATGTAAGTGATGTCAGCAACTTGCAAGTTCTATATAAAGTTAAACCTGAAGCATCCCAACAAAAATTTGATGACCTTAACTGGGAATACTTCAATAATAACGGTGCTTCCGATGATGATGTTATTGCGACAGCAGAAAATAGCATCTCGGGTCAGTTTGAATCCCAGGCTGCTTATCAAGAGTTGAAGTTCAGTAAAGAAGATTTGCCCGACTTCTCTTCTTTTGCAATTAAAATTGTTATGAAGTCTGATAATCCTGCATATGTCCCTAAAATCCAAGACATGAGAGCAGTTGCATCCTTCTAATATGAAATATGTAAAAGTCGAAGGACAAGAAGGATTTGTGCGAGATATGGAAACTGGTGCAATTATTTGCACCAGCAAACCTCGCAAATCATTTTCCAATGAATTTAAAAATGTAGTAAGCGAAATAAATACTTTGAAGGAAGAAATGTCCGAAATTAAGTCACTCCTTAAGCAGCTAATCAAATGACACTACGTAACGTACCAAAGTCTCACACTCTTGAGCAGCAACGTTTGGAGATAAACGAAATTGCTGTAGATTTGGATACTGCTGTTGATGGAGTACAAACATTTGGTGGAGATAAAACTTTTACTGGTGATGTAACGTTTAATAGTGATGTAACATTTACTAGCGATGCTAGTTTTAATCAGGAGATACATTCCACAACAGGTGGATTAATATTAAAAACTGCAGATCAGATAACTCCTGGTCAGATGATTACCGAAGCGATCTTTGGTGGATCAATGTATGTACCATACGGTTTCAGTACATACCCCATTACTAATTTTCCTGGCGGTGGTATTAGCGAGACATCAACTACTGATGGAATAACCATCACTAATGGTGGACAGATTTATATTTCTAATAGCAGTGGAAGTTCTCTCTGGAGAGGTAGACAGTCTGGAACTGCTGGAATCACATCAGAAATCGATGCTCCTGGTAATGCCACATTTGCTGGAACTGTCACTGCTTCAGGTGGAGATTCCAGTGATTGGAATACTGCATACGGTTGGGGTGATCATAGTGCTGTAGGATATCTGACTAGTTATACAGAAGCAGATACGTTAGCATCTGTAACTGGTAGAGGTTCTACTACAAATGAAAACCTCACCTTTAATGGAACTACCCAGTTCAATGATGCTATTGCAATTGCTGATAATAAAGTATTAAACTTTGGTGCTAGTAGTGATGGTCGTATCTCGTATACATCCTCCACCAATAGATTTTATGTAAGAACTCCTGGCGGTAGTGCAGATTTAATTCTTGGTGCTGGTCCTGCGATTAGAATTACAAACGAGAATGGTCTAACCGACAGGGCAGTATTTACAGCTTCTGGTGCTACTCTTAATGGAAATATTAATCTTACTGGCAATATTGATGTAACTGGTACTGCAACTTTATCAGGAGTTACTTTCCCATCATCAACAGGAAGTAATGGAGAAGTCCTTACTAGTGATGGTGCTGGTGGAACATCTTGGGGTCCTGCAGTTCCTTCTGGTAATTCGTCAGTTATTGCTCCAGTTGCATACGCTTTTGTAGACGTAGCTACTGCTGGTAGTGGCACTGGGATGTCTTGGGGTGCTTATGATGCAGCTAATGGTGAAATGGATTTTACCTTCGGCACTACCCAATCCGATGCAGACTATTATGTACTAGCAGAAAGAGAGCAATACGATACTCATACTGTTAGTATAACTAACAAAACTACCACAGGATTTAAAGCAACGTGGTTAGGAAATGATGGTGTTACACCATTATCACCATCAACTTTTGGTGGAGTTCTTCTAGTTTATGCATCTACTCCTACCGTATCGGTTGTTGGAGGTGGCGGCGGATCTAATTATGTTTTACCTACAGCATCAGCTACGACTCTTGGTGGTATTAAAGTTGGTTCTGGTTTAACCATTAATACTGGTGTCCTGTCAACATCTGGGTCGTCATCATATAGTACGATATCTAATTTTCCTTCTGCTAGTACCAGTGAAGGATCTTTTGGATATGCAGATGACACCAACATCATGTATTACTCCAATGGAGTAAGTTGGACCAGTCAAAGATTGGTAACTACAAATAGTACCACGTCTTCGGATTTTGCAACACTTCTAGGTAATACTCAACTTTCTTACGACATTAACGTTGTTGATTACACTGCAGGAACTACGGAAGAGAATGACGTAAGAAAAATAATTAGGCTTGAAGATTCTGACGGCACTACAGATCAAATTGTTTTAGTTGCAGGAAATGGACTAGAAATTAGCGATTCTGGTGATGAGATTCAATTTGATTTGACTGCGAGCATTGCAAACACTACATATTCCATCTCCGCAGAAACTGCATCAGGATCTGCAGATTCTAAACTTACTCTAACTGATAGTGATGGAACTACTGATGAGATTACGTTTGCTGGTGCTGACGGTTTACTTGTAGAAAGAACCGATGCTAATACACTTACCTTCAGAGCACCATCTGGTAGCGGTGGTGCATCATATACAGCAGAAGAAGCACAAGATGCTGCAGCACTGTTATTCAATAACGGAACTCATACTGGTATTACTTTTACATATGATGACGCTGCAAATAGTATCGATGCTGTAGTAACTGGTGGAGGTGGTGGAGGCACTACCTACGATTTGCTTGGTTCAAATACAACCAGTAACAATGCAATTCTTACATTGCGTGATGCTGCTAATAACGATGACACCATTGAATTTACAGGAAGTAACGGAACTGATATTACTTGGGATGGTGCTAATAAAAAAGTTACGATTAATAGCGTTGCTCCAGTCCAATCTGATTGGGATGCTACTACTGGATTAGCACAGATCCTCAACAAGCCATCTATTCCATCTGCATATACATTACCTGCTGCTACAACATCTACACTTGGTGGTGTTATTCCTGACGGCACTACAATCACACTGGATGCTAATGGTAATATCGCTGCTGTGCCTGGTGGTTATACACTACCAATTGCTGCAGCAGGAACGCTAGGTGGTATTAAAGTTGGTTCTGGTTTATCTATTGATGCTGGAGGTGTTCTTACTGCTACAGGCGGTTCTAACGTACCACAGATTCAAGATCTTACGGGTACTACAACATCAATCGCTGATGACGCAACCGCAGAACTAAATATTACAGGTTACAAAGCGTATACTTTATTTAAAATCGAAACTGACGCTGCAGCATGGGTCAGAGTATATACTGATGATACTTCCAGAGATGCTGATCAAACTAGAAGTGAAGGAGCAGATCCTTCTCCTGGTAGTGGTGTTATTGCTGA